TCTTCAAAATAGCCGCTGCCAGCCACCTTCTCGATGTTCTTGGAGCGCGCCACGTTCAGGATCATGGGCTTATTCCCCGGCTCCCTCCAGTGCAGCACAGCCTTGGTGCTCTTGCCCTCTGCCGTTGTCACGGTCTCGCTGGCATTCACACGGTCGATGGTAAGGACTTTCTCCTCGCCCTCCTGAAAATCACCTTCCCCGATAAAATTCGGGTCAGACACGATCTTTTTCCAATGGGTCTTCTCGCTCATAATTCGGTAACCTCCATTAGAATCCGTCACGCGGGTAGCGATCAGCTGCAGTCCCTTTGCCTTGCACTTGGCATACAGCTTGTCCCGGCTCTCCTTGTCCAGCCGTTCCGCGCCATCGACCAGGATGATCTGAAGCTGACCCGGCTTGCTTACCGTGATATCCACGCACAACTCCAGCAGCTCGCCATCGGACAGGTTAGAAATGGGCAGGCCGTGGATCAGCGGCACGCCATTCTCCACCGTCAGTCCCTCAACGGGGATCGTTGCCGTTTCAAGAATTTTGGCGGGCAACTCCCGTGCCAGTTCGATCTTGCGGGTCAGCTCCTGCGACTGCTCCGTAAGCGCGTCCACCTCATGCTGCATGGCCGTCATGCGCTGGTACTCGTTGAGGTGTTTCCGCATACGCTCCGCCACATCCACCTCCTGCTGTAAAGCGGAAGTATCTGCCGGTGCAGCCTCCGCATACTCGCTGGCCGTGCCCATATCCTTTTCCAGCTTGGCAACAGCGGTCTCATACTTGGCGTGAACAACGGCGGCACGATCCTCCCGCCGGCGCTCCAGACTGCCCAATTCCTCCTGCGCCGCGCTGATCTCTGCCCGAAGCCGCTCGATCTGGCCGGTCAGTTCAGAGCGCTCGCGGGCCAGATCCCTGTCAATGGCAGCCAGCGCCACATCCCGTTCGCCGGTGATCCCTCGCATCTTCGCGTCATAGCTGTCCCGGAAGGTCTTGGCCCGCTCGATGCGGCTGTTCTGATCCTTCAGGCGTTCCAGTTCGCGGTACTTTTCGCCGACAGGGTAGCTGTTCCAATGGTCATAGTCGTAGCCGGACGGGATATCCTTTGCAATGTCAGCGATAAACGCCTGTTTATTGCGGATATCGCGGTTCAGGTTCTGTCTCGACTGGAAATAGATGCCGTTCTCTGCCTGAATATCCGCCAGCACTTCAAGGATGTGCTTCGAGTAGTCCACGCCCTGCGGGATCTCGCCGAACTGCTCCCTGATCCAGTTGGTATCCCACGGAAATTCGATCAAAGAGAGGATCACACGGTTCTTCTCCTGCCGGGAGAGCTGGGTGAATTCCACGGGATTCAACTGGAGCGGCGTGAAGATCTTCGACAGGAACTCCGCAGGCCGCGTCTGAAGCATGGAGCCGTCCCGCACCTTCACCGTTCCGGCAGACTTGGCGCTCAGCGCCCGCCGGTCTACGGAAAGGCCGGAGTCCGTTTCGATGATGATCTCCCCCTCATCCGCGCCCTGATGCACAACATAGTCCCTGTCAGAGCGGTTGGTCAGCGCATACCGGATAGAATCCAGCACCGAGGTTTTTCCGCTGCCCTTGGGGCCGGATATCTCCACAGAGCCACCACCCAGCGACATATCCTTGATGCCGAACATATTTTTAATAACGATTTTCGTTGTTCTCATTGACAAATCTCACTTTCTCCCATATAGTGGGCGTGTATCTGATTGGCTT